GCGTAAGCGATCCGAACAATTTTAATTATAACACGCAAGGGGTTTGTACCTTTGATTATAAGAAATTTTGCATTAATTCGAACATACATTTGAAAGTTGCGATCCAGAGTAAAAATATTAAACCTGTGTGAGACGTATCTCACATAGGTTTAATGCATAAAACCTCTGAATTTTAAAATTCAAATGTAAGATAAAGTATCTCGTTCAGGTTAATATTCTGTTGTAAAAATATTACCCCCATCCGATCGCCGGATGGTATCCTAACCCCCCACGGGGGGGTTTCTTGTGTTGTTTAGAGTCCAAATGACTATAATGTATGACTATCCCAGAGTCTATATATAAAATATAATATGTAATTGCTTTGTTTAGAAGACGTGATCACAAAACCACTGTAGTTAGCGGGTGAGCATAACTAAAGAAGATTGGTGGTCCAACGTACATTCCTAGCTGAAAATCCTCAGCTACACTAATATAACGATCCAAACGGAGTCGCCTGTTTTCTGCATTCCCATACAGTTCAATACTGACCTCAGTGCAATCAGTAGTTGCATCCCACGTATCAACGTGGCGACCAGGGTCAAAACGTTTACCATATGTATAGTATGGGGTTTCAAACTCCAAGGCACCAGTTAATCTAGGCGGAATCATGTGCAATCCTCCCAAATATGCACGGGAAGAACCCAACATTGCTTTCAAGTCCTCCGACCTTTGAGCTAACAGTGTTCCTACGGAAGTCGCTAAATTCTTAACAACAGTACGATTACTATCACCTTCCAGATTTATTCTTGCCACTGCCAAAGTTGGTATGGCTGTGGAATGAATATCTCCAGCAGGAATCCATTTTTGACGTAAACCACCTCTTCTACAAACGAATGCAGGAGTTAAATAGTTCAAAAGCGTCATATTGGAAAAATTATAAGGCTGTAGCACATTCATACGAGTAACTCCCGAACGCCCGCCATTGGGATCCCATCCTCGATAATGGGGGAAGTTAGATGTAATATGGCTGACCAACCCAAATCCAGTATCTGCAATTACATCTCCTGGATAATGTGAATCCAAGTAATTATAACGCTTTAGAAGTGTGCGAAAAGAAACTACGCGCTCTCCTTGAAATACTAAGAACTGATTATCATCCTTAATGGGTGTGCCAAATGACTTGACCTCATGAGTAGACATAGGATCATTTGAATCATCTTCTGTGACAGCAAGTTCCTCACTTTGGGGAACATATAGACTGCCACTCTGACTTTCAAAGACAGAGAGAGGATTCAACACATTTGGGGAAGGAACTGCAACAGCAAAATCCTCGCCACCAGAAACCCAAACATGAATACGAACATCTGCATTAGTAGTAGAAGGAGTTGCTAACTCATTCACCACGTACACAGATAAGGTTCCATTATCATAATTAAGTCCGCCAGTGACAGGTGCTGAATCACTATGAGTAGTACCAATGATAGAGGCACCAGCAAAGTTGCGTGCCCAGGTTCGCACATCAGCCCAATGAACAGTATACTCAAAATCTCTATCCTCAGAGATATCAATAATTGTGGAATAAGTTTGATTGAAAGGAACAGGACCAATAGGATTAGTAGTGGGATTGTAAACAAGCCTCAAACGTCCGCGATGGTATTCAGAACAAACGACATTGAATCTGAATTTGATGGAACCTTGCCAACACTCAAAAGGAAGAGATGCATAACTAAGTGCAGTGAGATGATATTCTGTAACAGAACCCGCTACAAGTATCTGTCCTAAATTTGGACAAACCAACATAGAAGTTAATATAGAATCTGTAACAGCGGATTCAGGCCATGCAAATTGCCGATAATAAGACGGACGTTGTGCAATTGCAGCAATAGTTAACTCATCATACCCTGCCAAACCCATGACACGAGTATCAACTGTCAACTCATTCTTGGTATCAACAGATAATTTCACAAGATTCTCAGGTTGATCCGTATTACACAAATTACCTATGAATCGCGGACAATAATTGGGAATCTCTCCGACATTCTGTGGACGAGAATAACCGAAACATTTGGCCATACCTGCCATGGTGGCAGCATATAATGCTGTGGGTACGGCGAATGGATCAAGAATAGGAATCAATGAAGCGAGAGCTGCCGCTTCGGCTACTTGAGATAGAGGTTTCGAAATGACACCGTCATTCGAAAATTCATTACTAGTAGACTTATTATTGACTTTCTTTCTTCCGGCTTGTTCTGTATAAGGTTTTGGGAAACCAAATTTATCCAATGTCCGAGCTACAGCTCCACTTTGTACAGTGGAAGTTGTAGGAATGGAAAGAGTAACATTCTCTGCCCAACAGAAAACGGATACAGTAATAGGATCTGTACCGCCGTTGGCATGGCGAAGAATATCAAAATCATGGATGACACATTCACCCATAAAATTTTCCCAATTTGCTTGTGTGATATCTAGTGCATTCTCATGCCAAATAAAGGGCAAACCCAACTCTCCTCCTTGAGAAGTTGTTGGATCAAGCAAAATATGAGGTTTCTGGGACGCTTGGACAAGATCCTGCGTTAAATAAGATCTGTTTTTAGTGATCCCATCATTAACCAAATATGGGTTATATGAGAGAAGGGCTCGACCATAATAAAAAGAATTTCCATTGACAAGGACTTTCAGACGAAGAGTACAACGCAGATTTCTAAATCTGTTGATCTTCTGGAGAACATCACCGTTCTGAAAGAAATCTGTCCATGGGTTAAACTTTTG